ATTAGTGCCTTTATTAATTCAAGGTATCAAAGAATTGCAAGAAGAAGTTAACGCATTAAAAGCAAAACTTAAGTAATTATCATAGAGATTTAGGAAAATATCATATGGCAATTAAAATGACAAGTCAGTACATCGAGCATATCGATGGAACTAAACAATATACGAACGTTGAAGAAAAAGAATTCTATGTTTATAATTCTAACTTCTGGTCTCCAGTAAATGGCGGCATGTGTTGCTTATGGACAGTACCTAATGGAACTACGTCGATTAAGTTTGAATTGTTATCGGGTGGTGGACCGGGTGGTTCATCTGGCGGCGATTATGATTTTGGCACTGGTGGTCAAGGTGGTAACTATACCGTTAAGACGATAACTCGCAACGTTGCGGGATTTACAGATGGTAGCCAATACACAATCTGTGCGGCAGGTTCATCAGATTGCTCATGCTGCTGTTCATGTAATATGAATTGCAGACACGGTTGTACATCATTCGTAACTGGCCCAGGACTATCTAACTTCTGCGCTCTTGGTGGTATGGGTGGTTCAACAAGTTGGGACATCATGAGCAGTTGTTATAACTGTTTTATTGGTAATGTACAATGTAGCGTTGGTAACTATAATGCTGGTTGGGTAAACCATGTATGTAACACACCGACGTATGGCGGTGATATAGAATTTAGAGGCACATCTGGATCAATAAGAAGAACTCAACCAGACTGTTGTGCTGACGTCAGCAATGCGCCTGGTTCTCCAACGGGCCCATTCGCAGCTTGGCATGGCATTGGTGGTAAACACTTATGCGTTGGTAACTTAGCATGTTGTTCAATGCATGCAGCATGGCCGGGTGGCGGTGGTGGTGGACATGGTACAGCTTCAACAGATGCATGTTGGGGTAGCTTTGGTGCAGGTGGTCTAGTTAGAGTAACTTATAGTTAATAGGAAAAGTATATGGCAATTCAATTAGACGACGATTCGATTTTATTCCCTGATGGCACACGACAATATAAAGCTGTTGAAAGAAGACACTTCTTCGTTTACAATAGTAATCACTGGAGTCCACAAAATGGTGGAGCTTGCTGTTTATGGACAGTTCCAGCAGGAACTACATCAATCAAATTTGAAATATTAAGCGGCGGAGGTCCAGGTGGTTCATCTGGTGGTGACTATGACTACGGCATTGGTGGTCAAGGTGGACATTACACTGCAAAGACTCTAAGAAAATCAGCTGGTGATTTCGTTGCTGGATGTCAATATACAATCTGTGCAGCTGGTACATCTGATTGTTCATGCTGCTGTGTATGTAACTGCACCACTCGACATGGTTGTACATCATTTGTAACTGGTTCTGGCTTATCAAACTTCTGTGCAATAGGTGGTCAAGGTGGTTATACTGGTTGGGAAATCATGGATAACTGCTATAACTGTCACATAGGTAATGGTCAATGTAACTTAAGCATCTATAACGGCCAATGGGCTAACTGTACATGTAATACACCAACTTATGGTGGTGATATTGAATTTAGAGGAACCATGGGTTCTATGTTCAAACAGTACAACTGTTGTGCTGACTTTACTACTTTACCTGGTTCTCCAACTGGTCCATTCTCGGCTTCTCATGGAATCGGTGGTAAACACTGGTGTGTCGGTGATTTTGCATGTTGTTCAGGTCATTCAGCATTCCCAGGTGGAGGAGGATTTGGTCACGGCACAGGTTCAAGTAATGCTTGTTGGGGTGGATTTGGTGCTGGTGGTTTAGTTAAAGTATCTTATAGTTAATATATAAATAGAACAGCAGACATTAAGGTAGAAAAATATGGCAATTCAATTAGATGACGACTCAATACTATTTGGTGACGGTACACGCTCATATAAAAACGTACAAAAGAATGAATTTTATGTTTATAATGAGAATCATTGGTCGCCAGTAAATGGTGGAAAGTGTTGCCTCTGGACAGTTCCAGCTGGAACAACTTCTATCATATTCGAGCTATTAAGTGGCGGCGGTCCAGGTGGTTCATCTGGCGGTGACTATGATCACGGCGTTGGTGGTCAAGGCGGTAACTATACGATGAAGACATTGCGAAGAAGCAATGGTGATTTCGTTGCAGGTTGCCAATATACAATCTGTGCAGCTGGCACATCAGATTGTTCTTGTTGCTGTTCATGTAACATGAATTGCCGTCATGGTTGCACATCGTTTGTAACTGGTTCTGGTTTATCAAACTTTTGTGCTATTGGCGGTATGGGTGGTTCAACAAATTGGGATATGACTTCAAATTGTTATAACTGTCATATCGGTAATATACAATGCGATAGAGGCAACTATAATGCTGGTTGGGTAAACCATGTTTGTAATACGCCAACTTATGGTGGTGATATTGAATTTAGAGGCACATCTGGATCATTTCAAAGACAATACGATTGTTGTGCTCATGCTTGGTCGGTTGCCGGTTCTCCAAGCGGCCCATTCACCGCAGCACACGGAATTAGTGGTAAACATCGTTGCGTAGGTAACTTAGCATGTTGTTCAGCACACGCTGCATTCCCAGGTGGTGGTGGAGCAGGTCATGCAACCGATTCATCTGATGCTTGTTGGGGTAGTTTTGGTGCTGGCGGTTTAGTTAAAGTAACTTATAGTTAATTATTAGGATTAATAGGAAAAAAAAATGTCAAAAACATTAACATACAATCTTCCAGATTATCATTTGTCTGATAAAAGAACAACGAATAAAACTGGAACACAAACATATTATGGACCGGATGAATTAATCCTTCATCTTGACGAAGATGGTTCTATTTTTGAATCATTTGCTCCTGGTGAAGAACACAATCGTCCGCTAGCGTTAAATCTAACTCGTGTAGTGTTTACTCCGGTAACCGATGAAGATTATATTAAAGCTGCTCTAATCTATGGTGGACTTGCTGTACCGAAGGTATATGAAGTAGATATCGGTCCAGCTGATTATCCAAATACTACCATTAAAGATCCATCTGATATCCGTGAAGTATTTGATGAGATGGCCGTAATGCGAGATTATACTCAACCATTAAAATTCAGAACTTTAGAGCGTGATCGTTCTGATGAGTTTATTAGACAAAGAAGAAATACATTGCTTGAGCAATCTGACGGTAAAATATCTCCTGATATGCCAGAAGCATTAAAGCAAGCTTGGTTAGACTATCGTCAAAAGCTGCGTGATTTACCACTTAATATGGCAGAAGTTCCTAATTATTTAATTAGATTCCCAATGTCTCCTGCTGATAAGTATGATCCATACTTTGAAGATCCAGCAGTAGAAGTAATTCGAATTGCTGATAGAACTCCAGAAGATCTCGTAAGATTACAACAGCTTCCTCCAGGAGCTAATTAAACTACGCTTGGTGTGAATTGATATATACATTATACGACGTGTATAGTGTATAACAAATTATGAAGGATTGTCATGAAGAAAGCTTTTTTTATTAATGGTGGCGCAGGTCGTGTACTCTGCGCCATTCCAGCTTTAGAATACCACATTCAAAATATTGATCCAACGGCGCCGATTATTGCGGAAAGCTGGATGGATCTTTTCTTAACTAGTAAGATCATTAGAAATAATGTATATCACCTCAATCATAATGGATTGTTTGATATCCTTAAAGATCGAGAACTAGTATCTCCAGAGCCGTATCGTCTAAATGCCTATTTCAATCAAAAGGCAAATTTAATTCAAGCATTTGATATCCTTATCAATCAAGACGGTAATACACTCGAAATTCCAAAAACAAAAAAATTAAATGTTGAATTGGGCAAAGCCGACATCGTCGTTGCTAAGAACCTTCTGAACGAGTGTAAACGTCATTTACAGCGAGATAAGGTTATCGTATTTCAACCGTTTGGTTCTGGCGCTAAAGTAGATGGATCTTACATCGTTGATACAAGCGGGAGATCTTTTGAAGTTGATGATATTAAAAAAATTATCAAAGAATTGAATAAGAACTATGGAATTATCTTAATGTCAGATATTAAGATACATTCGAACGAACCTCTTAACGTTATGACTCCCGAAGGTTTAAACTTATTACAATGGGCAGCACTAATTTCTGAAGCAGATTATTTCCTTGGATGTGATTCAGTCGGACAACATATGGCTAATGCCGTTGATAAACCAAGCACTGTAGTTATTGGCGCCACATATCCAGAAAATATCACATACCCAGAAAATAAGAAGTTTAATATTATCGATAACGGAAAAGAGGATAGAGTTTATTCTCCAATTCGAATCGCGTTTGATTTAGTGGCTGATAGGAATAATGAAAATTTAATGCAACTAAGTGATGAAACTATATCATCTCTCATTAAAAGCGTTGAGAGTAAATTGGGAAAAAATAATTTCAAACAATTTGAAATGCCTGTGGCACCAACACAACAGGCTTCTTCTTGCTGCAAGTAGGTAATAATGAAGACGGGTTATATTGTTGGTCTTTCATTGGGGCATAATGCATCGACTTGTTTATTAAAAGACGGTCAAATAGTTTTTTCTGTTGAAGAAGAACGATTAACTAGACTTAAAGCAGATGGTTCTCCAATGCTTGGATTATTAAAAGTTTTAGAATATACTGATAAAGTAGATTATATTGCAATTAGCTATCCAGGTGATGATAGACCAGTTATAGAATATACACGAGAACACATATATCATGGTATGGCTAGAAAATTGGGTTTAGTTAGTGCATATGATGAAAATGTAAAACGTTCGCAATATTTAGATTATACAGATCAACACCATCTTGCGCATGCAACATGTGCGTACTATAACTCAGGATTTGAATCGGCCGCAGTAGTAGTAGTTGATAGTGCTGGTAGCGAAATAAATTTATCGTTCAAAGATGAGAATAATAAATTTGTCAAAGGATATGAAATTGAATCTATATATAATTTTTCAAATGATGAATATAATACATTATACAAAAAATATGGTTCACAGGCGGTGCAAGTAATACCAACAATAAGTTTTCGTAACGGCTGCGAAACTGTTATTGACTTTACTGCAGGAATTGGTAAAGCATACGATGCAGTAACAGACTATCTTGGTTTTTCGCTAAGAGATTGTGGTAAAACTATGGGACTTGCTCCATATGGTAAACCAAATAAAGACATCCCAGATTTTTTTATACATAATAGCAAATGGTCTAGTGTAAATCCAGCAATTATTACACCATGTTTCAGAGATGCAGCTAAAATTAATATCCATAAGTTTGAACAGTTTAAAGATGTTCCTAAAGAAGATATTGCATACAAAATCCAACAAGAAACACAAGAAGAAGTTTTGAAATTATTAATTAAAGCATCTGAAATATCTGGTAATAAAAATGTTTGTTTGACTGGTGGCTATGCATTAAACTGTGTTGCCAACTATTATTACAAAGAAAAATTAAACGAATTGGGAATTAATTTATACGTTGAGCCAAATTCAAGTGATGCTGGAACATCAATTGGTGTAGCATATTTGGCATATCATTATACAAAGGAAATTAAATGAAGAAGACTGGTTATATTGCTGGCATCGCTCGTGGTCATAATGCTGGCGTTTGCCTATTAAAAGATGGTGAGATTGTTTTTTCTATTGAAGAAGAACGTTTAACTCGTCACAAATATGATGGTGGGCCTTTAGCATCTATTGTTAAAATTTTGGAATATACTGATAAGATTGATTATCTTGTCATTTCTCACACACAGCCAGACGAAAGTCGTATTGATTTTACTGGTGAAAAAACATATAACTCATTAGCTCGTAAGTTAGGTCTAATTAAAAACGACGAACAAGTTATAGAGATGTGGGACAATCATCACCGCAATCATGCGGCTTGTGCATTTTATCGTTCAGGCTTTGATTCAGCAAACGTTATCATCGTCGATGGCGCAGGAACATTTCATCGTCGTCCAGACGGAGAAACAATGTGGGAAGTTGAATCGATGTATGAAGCATCCTATCCCGCAACATTTAAAGAAATATATAAGCATTTTGGTGGACGCGGTCCATGGCCAACTGAACATTATGAAATTAATGGGTGTGAAGTTTTAATCAATGATCGTCCTGGTATTGTTAAGGCATATGAAGCCGTTACACAGTTTTGTGGTTGGGCGCCAATTGAAGCCGGTAAAACTATGGGATTATTTCCATACGGTGAACCAAATAAAGCACCAAAGATCTTTAATGAATTTGGTGTAAGTCGCGATGTAATTATTCCAACATATCCTAATGGATCTATTGTTGATGAAAATAATTATCCGCAATTAAAAGACAGCAAATACGATGTTCAAGCAAGAGCTAGGACTTTAAATTCAAATTCACCTCAGCATGAATTGCGTGCTATGGATGAATACTACAAAGAATCTTTAACAGAAGATGTTACTCTGTTAGAATCTCGTAGGAACATGGCATATAACATCCAGACTGAATCACAGGCTGAGGTGTTAAAACTAATTCATAAAGCAATTGAAAAGAATGGTAATAAAAATATTGTTATTAGTGGTGGCTACGGCTTAAATTGCGTTGCAAATTACTGGTACTTAGACAAGTTGCCAGAAGGTACAAAGTTATTTGTTGAACCAATTTCGAACGATGCTGGTACTGCCATTGGTGCAGCGTTATTAGCATATCATACTATTAGTGGAGATGATCGAGTGAGACAAAAGAATGAAACATTATACCTTGGGCCAGTACAAGAAATTACGCCTAAAAAAGTAATTGAAACCGCCATGAAATATGGTGGTACTGTATATGAGAATGTTGACTACGAGCGCGTCATCAATACAATTAGAGATAAAAACATTGTTGCTCTATTTCAAGAACGCTGTGAGAATGGTCCTCGTGCATTAGGCAATAGAACATTGATGTATGATGCGACAGATCCAAATGGTAAAGACTTTGTTAATCTAGTTAAGAAGCGCGAGTACTTCCGTCCATTTGCAGCATCAGTGTTACAAGACGATGTACACGAATGGTTTGATTTGCGCGGTATGGAAGATTCTCCATCAATGATGTATGCTGTTAATTGTAAACCGGGAGTAGAAGAAAAGATTCCTGCGGTTATCCATGTTGATGGTACTTGTAGAATTCAAACCGTTACTGAAGAACAGAATCCGCATTGGTATAACTTAATTAAAGAGTTTAAAAATCAGACAGGCATACCAGCGCTGTTCAACACATCATTTAATTTGGGCGGAGAACCATTGGTTGAAACTATCGATGATGCAATGAGAACATTGTATAACTCTGGAATCAATTATATCTATTTCCCAGCAGTTCAAATCATGGTAGAGATCAAACATAATGACAGAGCATAAGTGTGAAGATGAAGGACAGGTTTTAGGATTATTCCCAACCCCTGTATATACAACTAAGTTGACCGGCAAACAATATGATGCGGTACAAAATGAATTAAAAGTAGTCGTTGATAAATTGTATGCTAATGATACTTGGGGTCAAAATACTCAATGGAACTCTACTGAACATTTTCTATCCAATGCTGGTAATTTTGAACAGAATATTTTAGAAGAAGAAGATATGAAAGATGTAATATCAAATATCTTTCATCATTGCATTCACTATATGAATGCTACAAACACTAAACCTGGATTTAGACCGTCTATAGTTAGTTCATGGTTAACATTAACAAAACCTGGATTACATGCTCATATCCACGATCATGGTACAAATCAGATTAGCGGTGTATATTGGTTTAAAACGAATGGCAAAGATGGTAACATCTATTTTAGAAATGCGCTTAAAGCTTTAAAGTGTAATCCTATTGGTGCGACCGTTGGACATGAAGCAGAGTTTGCTCCAGAACAAGGTAGACTTGTAATGTGGCCGAGTTTTATGGATCATGGCGTATATGAAAATAAGACTGATGATGATCGTATTAGCTTATCATTCAACATCACTTTAGAACGAGTTGTTAAATGAATGTGTGGATAGACGGATATCCTGTATCCATCATACGACTATCTGATAATGACTTAAAAGATCTACAGACACATTATCTTCCAAAATGTTTAGATATCAAGCCCGAAGATAAGAACGCAAATGGTGGACAATCATTTGCAAAGAACGAGTCTCAGAGATGGTGTGAAGACCAAGACTTTTTTACAAAGTGGAATGAGACTATAACGCCATACATCAAAGGTTATATAGATTCATTTAATTTTCAATTCCCTTGGATCATGAGGATTAATACATGGTTTAATGTCCATGGGAAACATGATTTTCAATCATTACATGATCATATAACGACTGATTGTCCTGCCTTTTCTTGTGCAGTTGTGTTAAAACAACCAAATAAAGACGCAGGACAATTCTGTTTCCGCTCTCCCAATTTTTCTAAACATTTAAAGTATTTAGAACTAGATCCTTTAAATGCATATGATAACACATATCAGCCTGAAATGGTTGATGGGGCAATGATGATATTCCCATCTTGCTTAGAGCACTACGTCACTCAAAATATAACCGATGAATTGCGCGTTGTTTTTGCTTCGAACATAGTCGTGAAAAGAACAAATAGTCTGTTTTAAACACATTCACACGGTTTAACAATTATAAATAGATTAGAAACAATCTATTAGGGCATAGTTAGGACGTAGAATGGTGCAATGGCTAGAACAATTTTTTCAAAGACGCACTGACGGCAACGGTTTAGTCTTGCGCGGTGGTATATCTTACCATCATCAAACTACTGCGGGAGCATATGTTTATCCCGACAGACCTATTATCATAGATACGTTCCCAATGATCGAAACTATGATAGCAAAATATACTGTAGTTTGCGAATCCCAAAAAGTCCAACCCCATAAACTTGACACATTTGAACTTACGGTTTTAGCTAATCGAAACAGTGTCGTGTTCACAATTTTTGGTAGAGTATTCACTGACAGAAAATTGGTTGATATTGAAATTGAGCAGGACAACAATTTAGTTTATTTAAAGGCTACAGAGATTGATTATGGTGGTTCTGATAACGTAAAGATATCACTAATTAAAAACTACGTAGACACAAGCGGGACAGCATGACAATTTTAAAAAAATTCAATGAGATTGAACGCGGTTTAATCGTCGGTGAAGTAACGATCGATGGAGATACTGGCGAGATTTTAACAACTGGTCCATTAACAGTCAATAACAGTATTGATATTAATGGCGAGATAACGCTTGCTGATAGCGGTGATGTTGATATCAATGGTTATTTAAAAGTCTTATCTGAAAAAACAACGTTACATTCTTTAGATGTAAACAATGCTGTATTATTATCTTCTACATTAGCTGTACAGCAAGATGCTACATTCAGTCAAGATATTACTATTAGTGGCGGTGATTTAAAGACTACTAATACTACATTCAATCTTTTAAACACTGTTGTAGAAACCATTAATTTTGGTGGAAATGCCACTACTATTAATATTGGTAAAACTGGTAATCATTCAGTTATTGCCAAATCTAATTTACAAGTCACGAATATTCTATCTGTTGGTGATGAACTTACAATTACTGATGGCAAGTTCTTATTTGATGGTGCTGAAGGCACTCAAGGTGCTACAACCTTATTAGGTACATTAGATGTTGGTCAAGCAGTCGATTTATCAGCAACATTAAATGTGGTTGGAGTAACAGATCTCCGCAGTGTTACTAACATTTATGATGATCTTTATATTAAAACAGGAACTACTACAAAGTTTTCTGTTGATAATGCTAATGGAAATACAATAATCCATGGTACACAAAATACTAAAGGTGCAGTAGATTTAGATTCAACATTAAACGTTGATGGAACTACTACACTTAATGCAGCTACTACAATTAACTCAACATTACATACTACTGGTGCAGTAGATTTTGATAATAACTTAAATGTCGATGGTACTTTAAACGTAGAAGGTGCTTCTGTAATAGATGATACATTGAATGTAACTGGTGCAGTAGATTTTGACAATAATTTAAATGTTGATGGTACTTTAAACGTAGAAGGTGCTACTACAATAGATGATACCTTTAACGTTACTGGTGCTGTAGATTTAGATTCAACCTTAAACGTTGATGGAGCAGTAGATTTAAATTCAACATTAACAGTTGATGGTGTTGTAATACTAAACAATGTTACTGAATCAACTAGTACTACAACCGGTGCTGTCAAGATTTTAGGCGGTTTAGGAGTTACAAAACGTGTAACAGCAAATGAACTTGCAGGCGATGGTTTAAACATCACTAATGTCCAAGGGCGCTTATTAAGTATTCAAACATTTACTACACACACTGGTGATCCAGCAAACTATGATCTAAATACTGGAGGTAGTTATACTTGGACAAAGCCGGTTGGTTGTAAACATGTGTTAGTATATGTTACTGGCGGTGGTGGTGGTGCTCGTAGAAATAGCAATGCTTATCGCGGTGCTGGTGGCGGAGGTGGTGCAACATCAATTAAATATATTGATGTATCTGATGTTTCATCTGTAGCTATTACTGTTGGTGGCGGTGGTGCATCTGCTTATAACGGAGGTCGAGGATCTACTGGTGGTACATCTTCCTTTGGATCATATGCTACAGCAACTGGTGGTATAGGTGGTTACACAGACGGCCCGTATGAAGGTGGTATAGGTGGAACTGCAACAGGTGGAGATGTTAATATACCTGGAGGTGGTGGCACAATGTCACACGGCGCTGATCGTGAAGGCGGCGGCGGTGCATCATTCTGGTTTCAATCGGGTTCTAATCATTTAACAAGCGGTGGCAATTATTATAATAACCGTGGCCAATGGGGTTCTGGTGGTGGTTCAGGATATTATTCA